TTACCACGACTGCTGGAATATCTTTCATAGTCAGATGTGGTGTAATCATACGAAACAGAGACTTCATCTGTTTGGCTCTAGTCATATCAGCAACAGACTTACCATCAAGTGCATCATCAACTTCTTTCTTACTTGCTAAGTTACCAACAGAGTCTACGATGATCATAACATGATCACTGGAACTAAAGTCATTCAACTGTGACATGATATCATGCTTGAGTTGTTCGATATCAGTAATTGGTGTATGCATAACTCTATCCGTATCAATACCAAAAGACTGGAAATAACCTTGCGGTGATCCAAACTCAGAGTCATAGAATAGTATCACACCATCATCATACTTGTCAAGAAATGATTTTGATAATAGTAATGCGAATGCGGTCTTAAAATGTTTTGATGGACCAGCAAATACTGTCAGTCCAGGTGTAAGACCACCATCTAGTTTACCAGACAATGCTACGTTCAATGCGGGTACTGTTGTCTGAATTAGTTCTTTTGTATTAAAGAATCTAGAGTCTGTAAGTACGCTCGTTTCTTTGATTGTAGAATTCTTTTTAATTTTTTCAAGTAGGCTCATTTATTTCTTCCTCTGTTATTTTAACGCCATTCTGAATCCAGATTTCGCAGTCATCTGGTTGCCAACCTTGTTCTTCAACAAGATATTCCCATCCGTTTTCATTATAGGCTTCTTCAAATGTTTCTTCATCAACTTCTGTTCCATGAAAGTAAATGTCTTCCGAACATCCATCCCAAGTAGAATCTAGTTCCCAGTTTTCAAACGATGATACTTCGAATGCTTCTTCTGGACTTTTCATTGCCAGATCAATCTCAGTAAGTTCATTGATATTATCATCTTCAATATCAATCCAGTATTCACCAGTTCGCCATACTATAGTGACTTCAATACAACCTTTCTCTTCTGAATGTGTATAAAACTCTGATTCAACCACAGACTTTTTATACATAGGTTCTACTCTGAATCTACGAATTTTCTTTTCCATTATATTCTCCTGTCGAACATTATATCTAATATCAAACCGTTTGTCAAGTTATTTTTACTCAAAAAGTAAATGTTGTAGTGAAGCAACTGGTCTGGTATTCCACTTCAAAGATTTAGTAATTGTATTTAGTGGCTCAACAAACGCTTTTTCAAACATCATTTCATAATCAACGTATTGGTGTAGATCAAATTCGGGTGGCAACTTACCCATGAATGATATAACATTCTCTCTAATTAAGTTTGGTTCTTTCAGATACAAGAACTTTACTTTGTCACCTTCTTTAATCAATTCATACCGATTGGTCAATTTAGAACCCTTGAGTTGATGATTATACATCAACGCGCCCCGAACAGCAATGGGCGTACCTTTTGAATAGATACTGCTAGAACTGGTGTACTTGGCAAGATTGTTACACCCACGTGGGAATGCAATCTTTTCGGGTGCCATATTTTTGAATTCTTGCCAATGATTCTCTACAAAATCTTGTAGTGCTTGTTCATCTGCACTAAGACATAGTGCTACAGCGTCACGTAAAGACTGCCTAACTGGTGCTGGTGTAGATGATCTTACAATCTCAAGACCCATAACTTTTAGTTTTGGTTCAGAGTATCGAACACCTTCGTTGTCATATACATTGAGTGCATATCTTTTCTTTGCAACAAAGATACCCGTATCAGCAATCGCTTCACGTTTGAAAAATATCTTGTCTTCAAAAGCATTTGTATATTTGGAAAGATTGGACATGGCTTCGTTGATGCATGGTTCAATCTTGTCTTCAGTGATCTTATCAAGTGCAGTAATAATCTGATCATGAGATTTGTCTTTCAAAAACTTCTCTACCAAAACATCAAGTGTAATATAACAAGAGTCTGTGTCAGTATAAAAACTATACTCAACATCTTCAGTACCACAAAACTTGTTTAGGTATTCATTTACAGCACGGGCAGTCTCACGAATAATATACTGACCAGTTAGTGTGATACCCTCTGCAATTCTCTCATCAAAATATCTGAAGTACTTGTTACCCATAGCACCAAACAGAGAGTTCAACTGAATCTTTCTAGCCATCTGAAAGTTATTGTACTTGGAGATATCAGCCAGTAAGTCTTTGTTCTTAGTCTTCTCGTATTCTTTCTCTGCTTCTTTCATCAACTTCTTGTATCGTTGACGATCATCAAAAAACTTTTGAGTTATCTCTGGGAATAGACCTTGACTTCTTCTATCAAAACAAAAGCCATTGGCTGCCATAGAAGCGTTTCTAGAAACAAGACCACTGGTATCATAACGTTTTTCTAACAGACCATCTACAGTACAGTCAAGTGGTTTTATATCTAAGAACATCTCTGGTGATAGATTGTGTTGCATAATGATAGACGGGTATAGTGAAGTAGCATCGACTGATACAACCCACTTGTACTTACCAGGCACAGGTTCTTGTACGTAACCACCTTTGATACCACGACTGGCTTTATCTTGCTTTTGTGGTATCATTATATTTTTCTCTAGCAAGTGATTGAACAATAGGCAATCCCACGTTCTAACTGAAGAAAAGATATCTTCAAAGTTACACTTACAGTCATATGCCATAGTGGCAATTAGTTCTAGCAACTTCATCTTGTCATCAAGTTCATCTACCAATTTTGCATCGATGATATTATAATCAATGAAACGATTCCAATCATTGACATAGAATTCTTTAAAGGTATCAAAATTGTTTTCTAGTTTCTTGTGACCAAGTTCTTGTTCAGCAATGTAGTCCAGCTTGTATGATTCTTGGGCACCGTATGTAAACTTCTTAAACAGATCAAGATAATCTAACTGGGCAATGCCTTTGATATCATAGGACAACTGTTCAATATGATTGATTGTAGTTGTACGTGATCTGGTCATGCCAAATGGACTGAGAGAGTTCTTAGCATCGTTGCCAAAAATTCTATCGATACGGCTAACTAGATATGCAATGTCAAAGAACTTACTGTTCCAACCAGTAATGATATCTGGATAGTTGTTTACCCACCAAGACATAAACTTTTCAAGTAAATCATATTCGTCAGCACAAACGATGTACTCAACATCAATGTCTTCAATTTCAGGTGATTGTGGTTTCCATTCACCAGCACCCCAAGTCATAACTTTCTTGGTAGCATTGTCGACCAATGAGATCAATAGAACTTCTTCAATAGGACTATCTACATTTGGAAAACCATTTTCAGTTGTGGTTTCAATGTCAATAGTTTGAATGCTCAATTGACTTAGGTCGAACTGAACGGCATCTGGATATGTGGAAGATAGATATTGATATGTCAGATCAGTCTGACCATAGATAGGGTAGTTTTCAATCTTAGAGTACTTTTCAACAAACTCTTTGCAATCACGATTGTCACCAAACTCTATAGGTTTTAGATTTTCACCATAAAGACCCTTGTATTGAGAGTCTTTATCGTTGCGAACATAAAGAGTAGGTTTAAATGGTTGTTTTTCTAAGAAGGGTTTACCATCACGGATACCGCGGGTAAGTATTTTGTTGCCATACTGCCAGGCGTATGAATAGAATTGGGGCATGAGTTCACCATATAATCATTTAGAAGATAGTATACTACAGAGTTGACCAAATGTCAACCCTTTTATCCTTCAAATGTTACTTCGGCATCTATACCTTGTTCTTTCAACTCTTTTTTGGCTTGGTCTTTTGCTTTGGTTTCTTCTGCTACCAGAAGTTTCTCAAAGCCAGGGTGTCTATAAATTTCTCTATACTGTTCTGCCAAATCATCGTCTGGTCTGTATAAAGTTACTACTTGGGACTTCTGTACCTTACATTGTCCACCATGAGCCACGGGAACATACGGACTGAAAACTATCTGAAACTTTCCCTCTTCGGTTTCAGAAGACTTCATTAAAACTAGTGCGGGGTTCGACACATGATACTCGGCTTCTTGTGCATCGTGTGCCATGATACATAAAATATCTTCTCCACTAGTAAGGGTAATTCCACAAAGGCGTGGTTCTGCTAGTTGTTGCTCAGTTGTTTTTTCTTTGTCACTCATGATGGACTCCATAATTTAGTTTTTGTTAAAGTTGTGCTAGTGAAAATACCATGATTGAGACAACACAACACGCCAATGCGAGTTCCATTACCTGTTCACAGAATCTACCGTCGCAATCTTTAATGTATTGCTTGAGGGTTTTCATTTCTCTCCTTTTACTACTTTGATTTCAAATGGTTTAAGTTCTTCGGGGATGATTCGTTTTAGTTCAATAAGTAGCATTCCGTTTACAAATCTAGCACCTTGCACTTTGACTCCTTCTGCCAGTGCGAAAGTCCTTGTAAAGTTTCTTGCGGCAATACCTTTGTGATAGTATTCTTGTTTGTCTTCACCCCGGTCCTGTACGCCTTGAACAACTAGCTTATTGCCTTCAGGTACTACGTGAATGTTAAATTCATCCTCGGTAAAACCTGCGGCTGCGATTTCGATAGTGAATCCATCATCGTCATCGCTTTTTACAATATTGTAGGGTGGATAATTGCTTGCAACTTCACTAACAGTTGCAAAATTATCAAACAGTCTGTCGAATCCTACCGTGTAGGAATTCAGTTCATTAAAGATTTTGCCGACATCGGCATGGGTATACTTACGTACCATTGTTTTCTCCTTTTCAGCGAGTTATAAGCGGGCCCTAAAACTACTAGCGACCCTAGTTTAAAAAATGATATACAATACTTTGTATTTACAATATCAATACAATAATTTTATATATCACTACTATATATAACGGTAACATACTATGAATAACCTTTATAACAAAATGTCATAAACTTTTTTTACTATTTCCCTGCGACATATTAGCTACTAGGGCTAGTAGGGCAAGCGGCACCGTCAGTAGACGCATCGTATGTATCGTCACCGCATCCATACTTATTGTCATTGTTAGTATCGCAGTATCTTTGCCATGCAATCATAGTAAAAGTAAGTCCTTCACTCCATGGAATGTATGCTTTACACCATTCATGAGAACCAACAACAGCGCCTTCTTCGACACCGGTATCTGGTCCAGGTACATAATCGCGCTTGGGCCATGGAACTTGTTTTCTAAAATACACATCACCTTTAGCATACAATTGACGTAGCCAAAGATTGTCGCTACCAGATACGAAAATGCTTTCTCCGTTTTTTAATGTGTATGTAGATCCATCTTCATAGTTAATTACAGTCTGTGCCGAGGCACCAACTGATAGTAATGCTACAAATAAAAGTAAGTACTTCATTAATAATCTCCTTGATAGTTTTAAATGTGTCCCTCACGTGAAGGCACATAAAAAATTACCAGAAAATTATCTTTTTTTAC